AATCTTTCATTTTTAGCCCCCTAACTCGTTCACTTTTGCCTGTATCATCTTAATTTGACGTTGAAGCTCCGCTTGTTGATTATGAAGATTAGCTAACGTACCTTGGCCTGAAGCTGGAGGTTGAGTTGTACCTTGGCCTGTAGGTGTCTGCTGGACTGGTGTTTGAGGTTGCTCCATAGGCACCACTTGGCTCATAGGATCACGTGCAGCCATAGCATATTGATTGGCTCTTATTCCGAGCTCACGGACCAAGTTGCCCGTTGCTTTAGACACAGCTTCTGCAGCTGTGTCTGGATTCCATCCACTAAAGCCGTCGTGCAACCCGCCTAGAACCGCTTGTCTTGCCTCTTTTATTCCCTCCTCACTTTTAGGTAATCCAGCTTTTGTCATGTAATTCTCAACCAAAGTGCTAACAAGTGATTGAAACTTATTTCTTGCCAAATTAAATTTATTGCCACGGGTTAAAGCTCTTTCAAGCGGGCCAACTATAGGAATCCCGCTGGTGGCTGCTTGTACCCCACTGTTAAATAATACTTTAGCCTCTGGGCTTTTAATAAAATTAACAAGGTTTTGAGAGTATCGTCCCGTTTCTTTAGCACCAGCAGCAATCTGCTTGGCTTTTATTAGCGCGGATTGTTGAGTCCTTGACAGTGCAGGGCCTGCTTCCTGTTTAGCTTTCGCAGCAGCGATTTGAGCTGCTATCATTGCAGTCCTATATTTGTTGATACCTTCGAGTTGATCTTGATGGTATTTTTGCTGCTCGGCAAGCTGGTCATGCTTAAGCTGTAATTCTCTAGCAAAACGGCTTTCAGAAGCATCACTCTGTTGTTTTTGTCTAACTGCTTGCATTAATGGGTTTAAAAAATCACCAATACCAGGCTCATCAATTGGTCTAGCTTGGAAAACTGGAATGTTTATAGCCATTTTATACCCCTATAAGAAACTTAATGCTGTGCCTGCAAGTCCGCCAAGCGCGCCCCACATGCCGGATTTTTGCTTAGCAGCAGATTCTGCTTGTGCTTGCTTTAAGTTTGCTAGAGACGTTGCGTAAGATGACAAGCCAGACGCCATGTCTTCGCTAGCTCCAAAAGTTTGACCTTCAAGACCTGCTTGACCTTGCAACCCAGTTCCGTACAGTCCTAAGGCCCGCTGCATATAGTTGCCATAATCTTTACTAGCTGCTTGCTGAGCGATGTTTGCTGCCATCTGCTGGGATTGCCCAGACCCTGAAAAACCGCCAGCAGCAGCCGCTTGGTTGGCCGCCTGGAGGCTTTGCTGAAGTGCAGCTTGGTAACCAGGATCTTGCTGATATCCTGCTCCAATTTTTTGTAGCGTTCCACTAGGGTCATCAGTAAGTCCACCGTACATGCTTTGCATTTTTTTAAATAGATCTGGTCCTTGGTCCGCGTAAGGGCCAAGGTACTTTGTAAGGTAGCCTTTTACTTTTTCGATATCGCCCTCAGGCGTAAATTGTGATGAGTTAGAAAGCACGTCTGTCATGGATGGCATTTTTAATCCCTCAAATTAATTGTATCTGCTTGAGTTGAGCGTTTAAAACTATAAAAAGCTCGTCGGTATCCGTGTTGTTTATTATAAGCCCATTTAAGCTTTGTGTTAAATTCAGTTGTCCGATTTCGCTAGTGCTAAGTTCTAAGAACCCGCCAGGTGGCCGCTCATGGAATACGCCCACCAAAGTGCTAAAAAAAGTAAGCCATGTAGGCGCCATTTCATTCAATTTTCCTCGAACAATGGCGGTCATAGGCACAGATGGAACTCTTAAAGGCATAAAGCTAGTCCTCAATAGTTATTGTTCCACCAATTATCGCACATCTTGATGATGAATTATACCTAACCTGAAAACAGATATCATTAGCCCAACCTAGCCTATGAAATTGAACTCGGCTTTTCCTGTTGCCAACTTCGTTAAGCCTATGATCAACGGGGTCGCTATAAGTATGCCCGCCATCTTTTGAAAAAGACAATTGAACAGTTCCAGTAATCTGTTCGTTTTTTTGGCCATTAAAATAATAGCTATTTTGGTTATCTGTTCCTTGGTCAAGGGTGATATTCAATTCGTTGATCGCAAAAGGCTGTCCGTTTGGCTGCCTGTATGGTTTTGTGATCCTGATCCTAGGCACGGTAAACTGCGGGCCATCAACAAGATCGGACATATAAGGGATTGTTGTTGAAAGCTCGTACAGCATCCCATTGTTTTTTGACAAAAACCAGTGGGTGTTTTCAAATCGTACAACCGACCTAATAGGCAGGTAGTTCATATTATGATCTGTTGTGGAGAAGAAAGCTTTTGTGGTGAAGTCATACAGAAAAGATAGGTTATCAGATACAAAAGAAATCGCATACAAGATGTGACCGTCTTCCTCTCTAATTGTCGCAAATGAATCTGAAGGGTTTTTCAGCGTATCCAGAAGGTAGGTGATCCCGTCTGTTGATATCCTCTCTGGTGGTCCTCCATTTGATACCATAATAGACGGACCAGAGACGTTATTAAAACCAAGCCAGCACATTAATCCGAAGCCTTGCGCTATTGTCTCAGTGTTTAGGCAACCGTATTCGATAAGCATGTTGTTGTCACGGCTATACGGAAATACTGGATTCCCAGCGTCTCGCCATACTTCAGTAATGTTTGTCCCGAAAACATACAGGCTGTTTTGGAATCGAACAACTGCTTGGCAAGTATCTGCTGAAGATTGCATGACGCCGTCAGTATTTGGCGTCAACGGCCAACTCAACCCGTCATTGATCGAGCTTAGTCGCCATCTATTGGTAGCGGTAACCGACGCAACAAAATAGCCATCGTGAAAAGAAACGTAGCCAGCGTTAAAGTCTATCGGGGCTTTAGTAAAAGTGTCAGCGCCATAATTTAAAATAAAAATATTAATGCCGTCGCAAATGGCTATCTCATCATTGTTATTCTCGGCTATTGAACACGTCCCAGTGGGGTTCTCCAATTGACCAACTAAAACTCTAGATAAGTTTGGGTTGACCAGATAGACGCTAAGCCCAACGACGCAGATTATCTCTCCGAGCTTAGGTGAATAATAGGTTGCCCTGCCAACTGATTGAGATTCTATCCGCAAAACAGCTTGGTAGCCTGCTTGATTAACTAGAGCTCCACCTGACTCGTAGAGATTAAACGTGTCCTCGCTTGATATTCTTGAGTAGCGCTCAAACTTTGAAGAGCCAACAAGATCAAGAGGGATGATCCGTTGAGCACCCACTATCCTGCGCCCCAGTATCTGAACACGACCCCTTGAGGATCTACTGTATTATTATTTAAAGCGTTGTTAGGTCTCACAGAATTATCAGGAGGTGATATTCTTGCCATTTGCCGCCTAAGTCTTACAAGCGTCGCCATTTTAGCTTGTGTGAATTCTTTGCCAAATAAGTCACAGAGCCTTTGGCAGAGCTCGTATTTAAGATACGACAAGTAGAATCTGTCTAAATCGTTCATTTCTTGTTGTGGTGTTTCGATTTGATCTAAATAAAACTTGCCGTAAACCTCTACGCGATAATCTTCTATTGGTAAAAAGTAAACATGGAGACGTGTCCCACCTACAATTCTTTGTAAGTTTCCAGTGAGTGGCAAAGATGAGATGCCTTCTGGTCGGACAGATCCAAAAAATGATTGGTTGCCTCTTATGGTGATGGGGTACCTTACGGTCCCCACCAAAAATGTTATTGTCTGTGCTGTGATTAAGCCAGGAATATCATAAGTAGCTTGACCCATTGTCATATTGAAAGTGTCTTTCTTGTAATAAGGGATCAAGTTTCCTGTAGCCCCTTTCTCAGAAAGAATATCATTTAACGCCGTAAGCCCATCAGAAAGCTGGCTAGCGCTTACAGTCTCAAACTCCCTAGATACTACGTTTGCTAGATAGTAGGCTTGAGAGATAATATCAACTGCATTCATTAGCCAGCTCCTTTATAATTTTTCCCTATTAAACTGGGAAAATAACAGCGGTCAGGTAATCTCGAGCCGCGCCAATACCGTATAGGCTAGACAAAATGTAACCTACTTGTTGCTCAGCTAAGATCGTACCATAAGCACATCGAATAGAAGCGCCGCTCATAGAGTCAGTAGCTACTGCTGTTTGAGCTCCTGGGCCAAGATCGCCAAGCTTAGGCATAGCCATATACAAAGCGTCATTGTTCCAGATCAAGCCACGTCTGTGGTTTGGTAAGCCTTTTACAGTCAGGCCGACCAGATCACGGTTTACGTTTCTGAATGGTGATGCATTTGTTGCATCATGTAACAATAGATTTTTAGT